GGTTAGTACATTGTACTCGGGAGTCGCGCCCATCACCTGGTAATCACCAGAGCCCATGATCTGGCCGATACCACTTCCGAGGTATCTTCCAACAGTGCTACCGAGCCTGCCATAGCCGAACATTGAGCCGGCTGCGCGTCCCAAAATTGAGCCACTATCAGCGAAAGGGGTATTCTTCTTCTTCGTTTTCAAGGATTTATTCTTTGCAACTGTCATATTAGCCAGTTTCTTTTCCAACATTGCGACCTTGAGCGCGTTGGTGTTTCTTTTCGTTTTGTTTGTCATAGTATTGGATACCCGATGACAACGGAGACTATCCATCCCACTAGCACATTAAGGAGCGCCGTGTAGTCGTTTGGCATTTTGTTTAGCACGGAATTATTAAGCAGAGCACCGTTTTGGGCAATTACCTAGTGGGACCCAATGCACCTGTTTGAGTCTGGTGCAGACTGATGATCCCATCACGGGTGTGGCCCCAAGTAGGGGAGCACAACAAACTCAGTGGTTCCGTTTTCGAACTCTAATGTTTGCTGCCGATATTGCTCCCAATTGCGACCTGGGCCTCAGGTATGACTCCAAAGGCGCGGTAGAAAGACACACGGGCTAATTCAGATATATTGGTGCTCTTACGGTCCATACCTCGACCCATAATTCTCACACCGGCTTGCATACTAAGGTGATCTAGTGGTCTGGCGCCTCCGGAATATCTGTACAGGAGTGAATAAAACTCCTGCCAAACTGGGATACCCCCGGTCATGGAGATCCCTCCTTGGCCGACGGCTGAGCACCACCTCTTAAATACCTTGTTGTTTGGTATATCTGTTATAATTGTGGCATCTTTGGAGATTGCCACCCGAGGATCACGTACCATAATGTAAGCGCTACCATCAAATACAGGTTGTGCTTGACAAAACACAACTTGCTCAATGACGTCAACTGGGCTCTCACTCACCATGGTAAATCCTAGTGCGGTGAAATATTCATCGACGTTTTGTTGGAACCTATTGAGATCGTGTTTCTCCATGAAGACAACACAATCATCACCGTCGTTAACCAACTTAGCTCTCACACCAACGTGATCGCAGTAGGCGTATACCATGCTTGACATCAATAGACAGTTGCCCAACGCTGTGTTCATATCCCCACTCATACGTTTGCCTCTAATCTTATAATGTAACTTGC